GTTCGAGTCTGTGTGTTACTTTGTGATATTGTGCCAGGTGTTCCGTTGGCCTGTAGTGCAACTGTCTTGGTTCCGGTAGTTGGAGACCCTACTGCTGTCAGATACGAATGTGTCACATTGGCAAAAGTTACCAGGCCAGTGTTGCTGGTTGTGTCGCCCCAGGTCCAGTTGAACACATTTCCTGTAAAGGCCACGTTGGGCGACGTATCGTTGCGGAAGTTGAATAAACTTCGATCAAGACCGTTGTAGTCAGTGTATAGGTATCCAACCTGTGCATTGGATGTGAATCCGGTGGCATCAGTTTGTGTATTACTGGTTCCTATAAAACCGGCTCGAACTTCGGGTTCAATAGAAATAGTCACGTTGCTGGACTTGAATGGGCTGGTGCTGTAGCCAGTATACAACCAAAGATTTGCCACACGATTCACTGTGGTTGCGGCATTTTGTTGCCCTGCGGTCAAAGCAAAGGTATGAGTAATGTTGGCTGCTCCAGGATTGCCGGCCAGTCCAGTTTGAATATTGATGTTGCTGTTGGCTGTGCTGTCGCCCCACTGGAAGTTATACAACTGTTGGGCACCAAAGCTGGCTGTATTACCGGGACTGCCAGGTGTTTGATTTTGAAAACTTACCACGCCACCTGAAGTAGCCAAGTAGTTAATAGTTGTTGCTACGTTGGCCGCAACCGCAGGACTTTGTGGTGTATAAACTTTGACGTTGGTGTTGGCCGATGTGACACTGTAAGGTGGTGCATTGCCAGCTGTTTGATTTGTACCTGTTAAATTGATTCCGTATATGGCATCTGTGTTGGCAGAGTTGATGTAGGTGTGACTGTTGGTAGTCCAACTATTGCCAGGATTGACTGCACTGTTACCATCGCCATAATTGATTGTGTATGATGTGGCATACTGACTGGTGTTGGTCAATGTTACACTGCTGCCAGTGTCCAACGTTGTTGGGCTTGTGGTAAACGACGGTATCGGTAACGGAGTATACAGAGTGATGTAATTGGTGTTGGTAGATGTTGCTGTTGATCCTTTGGCACCGGCAGCGGCATTACCGCTATAGGTTCCATTGGTGTTGTAGGCAGTGTAGACCACTGTAAATTGTCCACCCAGCACATTGCTGTAGGTGTGTGTTGGATTGGCTGAGGTGCTGGTATTACCGTCACCAAAATCCCAAAGATAACTGTTTGGATTACCAATGTAGTGGCCAGTAAACGCCACACTGAGTGGACTTGGGCCCGATGTCACATTGGCTGTGATATAAACATTGCCTACATAGGTGTTACCAGCAATGTTCAGGGCCACTTGATTTAAATCGTCTAGGCCGTCGGTTACAAAAGTAGCAGTGGTCCATCCAGGATAGGCCACATTGGTTGTTAGGCTACCGTCAGTGGGTGTTCCTAATGGAATGGCGTTACCGATTACATTGCCAGCAACACTACTAACTGTTTGATCTACATAAAATTTAGTTGTAGCATCTGCATTGGCCACTGGCTCAGCTAGGTTGTTAATATTAACATTGCCAGCACTGATATTGCCAACGTTGGAAATGATCACATTGCCAACTGTAAGAACTCCGGCTATTTCAAGTGCAGACGCAGGGCTATCAGTATTGATACCAATTTGACTATTAGCAACGTCGATATAAAAAGTTGGGGTAGAGTTTGCTGTGTCGACAATAGACAGACTATTGCCGTCTCTTTCAAGAATGCTTGATAAAATCTGCCCTTTTACATAATTGACTGCCATAGATTATCCCTGTATAGGATATTTAGCCGGTTAGCTAGAGGTGTGAATTACATTAATTGGCACGGTATTAGGTGGTGCTGATGTAAATGTAATGTCGTACCCACCATTGACTGTGTAACTGGTAGCTGGATCTTGATAGATTGATCCTACAAATACTATGATATTTTGTGCCGAGCTTTCTGCTATGGTCATTGTAAAAAGTGTTTGAACTCCATTGCCAGTGAAATCATCCACAGTGTAACTAATACTACCACCTTCACTGAGTGTGTTCCAAACTGATCCATTGAAAAATTCTACCAAGCCTACATCGGTATTGTATCGAATCATGCCAAACGTTGGATATTCAGGACGAGTTTCTGACGATCCTGTAGGCAAGACTACACCGGTACTGCCGCTCTGTAATCGTCGATTTTTTACATAATATCCCATTAGATTGTAGTATAACTAGTTACTACATTAAGGTTTCCGCTTGTGTTGGCCACTACTTGTATACTGTCATTAGTACCTAACAATAGTTTTTCTGCCGCGTTATACAATTGATATGTTTCGTAACCAGTCATTTCTATATTGGTTAAAATTAAATTTTGTGTGTTGGCCGAACCTCCAGCTGGCACAGCATACACGTTGGCAGTGACCGTGTTAGCGGTCGAATTGTTTATGGCCAACCAAGTAATAGCAGTATTACCACCGCTGACGTATGCGTTGCTGACTGTGTTACCTATTAATGCTGTTGTTATTGACATTGTTGTTCCTTAAAATATGATTGCAAATACTATGGCTTTGCTTTTGCTAACCAGCTCGTCGTTAGCCGAAGAGGATGTAAAGTATAGACCTGTTCCACCAGATCCTGTAACATTACTGTATAGTGCCACAGCATTGGCCACATTGGCCGGAGTGGCTGTATTACCAAAAACTTGATAGCCCAACATGGTCAATTTGTTGTTGCCATAATCAAATGTCAGGTTACCACTGGCACCAAATACACCACCTTGATTAAACTGTATCTGTGTGTTGGATCCAGCGGCATTGGCTGCTGATGCTGTGGTTAAAATATTGGCATAAGTTCCAACACCCAATCCTGACACATTACTACTGATCTGCCAGACATTAAGTATTGAATCAAATCTCAATCCAGCATAAAGGCCGTTAGCAACATTGATACCAGCCAATAAACCCATGTCTGTAACAGTGCCAGTGTTGTTGGCGGCCACCACAATAAAATCGTCAACTGTGGTCAAGTTACCTGTGTAGGTCAAACTACCGTTAAAAACGGTATTGGCATAGTTGATCGTAAGTGTAGCAAACCCATTGTCGCCTGTTAGGGTTAGGTCGCCACTGGTATTCTTGTATGTAGACATCTCGGGATCCTTTTTGTTATTTATGCGGTATACAACAGCAATAGTCATAAAAAATCCCCACCGCAGCAGGGATTTTTTGGACGTCACGCGAATTACGAAGTATAGTTCTGAACATCGCCCAAGGTCAATAGACCAGTGGTATTGGTCCAAGTTGAAACTTCTGCACCAGATTTAGCAGTTGTTGAAACAGCTTCGCTAAATGTGAGGCCGCGTGTATTACCGGCAGTTGTTATGATATTAGCAGCACCTTCTGAAGCAGCCAACTGGAAGGTTGTTGTTCCGTTGGTATCAACTACATAATAAACGGTTGGATCAACATAGCCAGTGATTGTAGCATTGCCTGTTAATGTTCCGCTGACATTGATAATTTGACCTGTTGTAAAGGTACTGGCATTGGCAGTAAACCAACCTGCAGTATTAGCAACAGCAACACTACCCAACGTAACAGCAGTTGTTTCGCCGGCTACAAAGAAGTTAACTGCATAACGAACAGGTCCTGTAGGTGCAGCGGTGTTGTCCCAAATATACTTGTTGGTCAAGCGACTGGCGTAAATTGCGCTGCCATCAGCATTGAATACCATGTTCATTTCACCTGAGTTGATAGTACCGCCTGCAACTAAATTGCATTGAGCAACCGCAGTAGCAGTACCAGTACCAGAACCCACGCCTGTGGCTGTGAATACCGTACCGACTACTGGCACAGCAGGTCCGCCGATTGCTGTCCAATCAGTATCACCCACGCTGAGAATTCGATAGCTGTAACCGATTGTAAAACTTCCTGCACTGACCGAACTTGCATCTGTTACCAAGTATTTGGTAGTGCCTTTTTGTGTGATAATGTAAGCGGCACCTTCTACACCATTGATGTTGGCTGTAATTTTAACTACTGGATAATCAGCAGTAGCAATACCAACATTGGCACCACCAACTACACCTAGGAATTCTGTAGAAGTTATTCCGGTTGGAATAACTGCGGCTGTTAAGTTACCAAAGTCATTGAAACCAATGTCAACGGTAGTAGATTGTTTAATTTTAAGTGGACGACCCATTTTGTTTTCTCCTTAAAGAAGTCCTATGTGGGTTCTAGCCCACTACGCAGGGGGTAAAGCCTGCATAAAACGCATGATTGCGTTGACAAGTATTTATGGTTAATATATATTTTACAGGTGTTGCTTTATATCATTAAATATGATCATGGATACAGAACTATTGATAGCACACGGCAACACTGCCAGAGAAGAAAACAACCCAGAGCTGGCATTGAAATACTATGCCCAGGCTCTAACCGAAGATCGCCGTTCAGCATCAGCATTCAACAACTACGGAAACGTATTACGCGAATTGGGTGACCCACTGGGTGCTATACCATTCTTACAACGCAGTATACAGCTGGCACCCACTCATCCAACTTCACAGTTTAATTTGGCTGTGGCTTATTTGCTAGCCGGTGACTATGCTCGTGGATGGCCACAGTACGAAACTAGATGGAACTACGAACATCTTGCTGGCGAATTGCCACAGTTTCCACAACCCAGATGGACTGGTCAAGACGTCAAGGGCAAAACAGTCTTGGTCACAGGTGAACAAGGGCACGGGGACAATATACAATTTGTTCGATTCATTGGCGACATTATTGAACGTGGTGCTCGAGTAATATTGACGTTGAATCCAAATCTTCGCCCATTGTTGCTTGGTCCTAGTATTCCGACAATTCTAGTCGAAGGTGATCCGTTGCCTGAGTTTGACTACTGGACACCGATCATGAGTATTCCTGGAGTGATTGGAACAACCGTTGAGAATTTAGCCAATGTGCAATTCTATTTGACTGCCGATGCCAAATTGCAACAAGAGTGGCAAACACGATTAGGACACAAGAACCGACTACGTGTGGGGTTTTGTTGGAGTGGTCGTAGAGACACCTGGATCAATCGTCACAAAGCTATGCCGTTTGAGACCATGTTGGCATTGATCCAACGCAATCCTAATTACGAGTGGGTCAATTTACAATGTGATTGCACTGCAGAGGAAGAAGCCGAACTAGTGGCCGCAGGTGTTCAAGCATATCCAGGTGCTATACGAAGTTTTGCTGACTCGGCTGCATTGATCATGCATATGGATGTGGTGCTTAGTGTTGATACTGCTGTGGCTCATTTGGCCGGAGCATTGGGCCGGCCAGTCTGGGTCATGCTGAGTCAATATGCTCTTGATTGGCGCTGGTTGCTGGATCGCGATTCAAGTCCATGGTATAGTACCGCTAGATTGTTCCGTCAACCTCGGATGGGGGATTGGGCTTCAGTTACTGATAAAATACACAAATTCTTAAGTTGGTACAAAATTTAAGAGTTAAAAACAGAGTCAATAAAATCAGAATCTATTTCATATTGCAACAAAATAGACCGTGTTAGCTCTAAGTATTTAGGATCTGTAAATCTTCTACTGTGCATCCAAATAATTGCATTAGGATCTTGGCCAAAATTTTCCATGTCTAGTAGTATTTCTTGATAGGTTCGAACTGTATTCCAAGCACCTGCACATAAAAATGTATGAAAAGAACTTGGAAAGAATTTTATTTGGCTCTCTGGGTCTTGCATTAAAAAAATGTAATAGCCATAATACTCACATTCAACAGGAAACTTGGTCCACTCACTGTAATGACCAAATCGTTGATTGAGCGCAAACCAATAACGAGCAGTCTGCTGAACATTAAAGATATTAGGACGCAAGTTTACCATACCGGCATAGTGATCTATTGGTCCGTCTACTAATCTGGATAAATCATAACCCATATCTACTAGACGTCGAGTATTATCTTGGCAAGGGATTCTATACTCGTTATTCTGTTTAAATGTTGACAAATCTGTGGGTTTCAACAAGAAACATTTGCAATCCCAGGCTATTGCATCATCAACAGTTGAACTAGCAATACGATAGATTAAATTAATTTGGTTACCATAATTGCCGTTGTCATAAGGATGAATTGTAGGGCAGATCTCAATGTTCCAATCTGGATCAAAAATTTCTAATGTAATATTTTCAAAGACATCTATATTGTCGCCTGTATCTAAACAAACTGACAAATTTTTGTCACCTTTCCAGTTTTTGTTCATACAGTAGCAAAACATTTTAAACTGTGGAATATCATCAGCGAATGTAGTAACTATGTTTTTATGAGTCATCTTTTACTTATTTGTAGATAGTAATGATACCAAAGAAAAACCTGCCGAAGCAGGTTTCTCTCCTTCCCATCCCTGGGTAGTTCTCTGATTAGGAGAATGACAAGTTCTGAACTGCGATCTCGCCAACATAGTCAGCTGCGTTACCGAAGCTGGATGCTGTGTTGGTCAACTCAACGAATCCATAACGTGTCATGAATGACACGACTGGTTCGAAAGTTGATGGATCAAGAACAACGCCACTGCTCATCAACGGAATGTATGGGCAATAGAACGCTGCGGCATCAGCTTCACTTGTGCCCTTATAACCAACCAATACACTAGCTGTATCAGAAGCATAAGAGTTAACAAACACACGCATAGCACCGTTCAATGTACCAACAAACTTGGTGTTTGTAGGTGCTTCGAATGTGCCTTCTGTAGTGCGAGCAAAAGCAGAAGTAGTTGCAGATTGCAACACTGTCAAACTAGCTGGAGAAACAACAGCCCAGTTACCAGCACCACGACGTGTGCGTTGTGCGATCAAGTTAGCAACACGGTTGATCAACACTGCCAAAGCGGCGTGTTCGTCACCAACGAATGTAGCTGTACCAGAAACGGTAGCTTGGTTGTATGTATACTCTGTTGCGGCCAATGTGCTGAGTGACAAGAGAATCTCTTGGTCGATCTCAGCGGTAATTTCTTGAGCCAAAGCAGCCATAATTTCTGCTTCAACGTCAATACCGTGCATGGCTTGTGCATCTTGTGCAGATTCAAAAGTCCAACGAGCTTGTAACTTGCGTGTCTTTGCTTCAACAGCTTGTTTCAAGATCTGAACGGAAATTTGCTTACCGCCTGTACCTTCCATTGTTGCTGTGTTGTTACCTGTGTAACCAGTAGCTGTTGTAGTAGCTTGTGGCACTGTAGAGTAAGCAGTAGCAATAGTGAAAGGACTCAAAGCTTCAGAACCAGCTTGGACGCTTGTAGCGGCTGCTGAGTTGTCTGTTAAACTTTGTGCATAGCGAACACGTAATGTGTGGATTTGACCTACAGGTCCTGTCATTGGCTGAACGCCAACCAACTCGTTAGCAATAACAGTTGGCATAACACGACGAATCACTGGCAGAATCACACGGTTTAATGTAGCGATGTTGCCAGAAACTGTAGAACCAGAAGATGCGTTCTCACGCAAATACTTCTTGGTATTTTCAAGGATTACGCTCATAGACGTGCGCTTGGAACCAGAAAGGCCTTCCAAGAGTGCGTCTTTAGTTTCGTCCCAACGACCTTCTAATAATTCTTGTGACATTTAAGTCTCCTTTTATTATATCTTAAATTACAGCCCTGCCAAACGCTTTAGATCGATCACATTGCTGGTATTATCAGCTTGTTGATCTGCATCTGGACTGCGGGCAGATTTATCGCCAGTTGCTTCATTAAATGATTCGGTGATTACTTTTTTGGCTTTCACTGAACGATCTTCTAAAACTGCTGGTAGATACTTTTCAAAAGCATTCGACAAGCGACTTGTCTGGACACTTTCAAGCAAATTACGCATTACTTCTGCTTTTTCCTTGTTTAAGGGAGCCAACAGTTCCTCTAGTGCAGCTTCACGCTGATTAGATTCTTTAAGTATACGCATTTCGCGTTCTTTGGATTCGACTAGAGTTTTTGCTCTCTGGGCGAATTTGATGGCTTCAGACAGTTTAGCATCTTTGGCAGCGATTGTATCATGCAACTTGCGAACTTCTTGCTTCTCGTTTAAATGAGTTGCACCAAATTCACTTGCATACGCTTCAAAAATACGACGTCCAAAATTGTTCTCGCGAGCAACTTTGATGTCTTCTTTCAACTGACTGAGTTCACCCTTTAGGTGTGTGCTAACAGCACTGGACATCTTCTTGGCACTTTCTGTTACAAAACGTGCTTTGAGTGTTTCCAATTGTTTGCGAGCTTCACGCACCAAACGAACCTTAGTGTTAACCACATCTTGTTTGTCTGTTGCAAATTCTTGAATCTCACGTGCAAGAGCATGAACCACAAATTGTTCTAACTTCTGAACACCTTCTGTGTGCATCTTGCGGTCTTTACGCAGTTCGCCAATTTCTTCAGCAAGTTTTGTCACCATAAAGTTGTTAAACTTTGTAGCTGACTCTTTCATCTTGCCTTGAAATTTAACGCGATCTTCAGCAAGTGCTTGCTTTTCAGCTTTCACTTGATCAAGTTCTGCAGTCAAACCATCTGTTATCATACGATCCAGGGCTTCCACCATCACTTGTTTATCATGCTCATAGCGTTGTGCAAACTCTTCTCGGAGTTCTGCACGTACCTGTTCACGAGCTTCGTTCAACTTTGCTTCCCAAGCTTCTGAGATTTGTTGTTGAGCTTCTTCGTTGATAAGGTCGCTATCTAGTAACGGTTTAATAGCATCTAGCATATTATTTCCCTTCAATCTTGAGACCACGTATCAGACGCATTACTTCTTCTTTAACGTATCTCTGTGCTTTGCCGCTCTTAGCTGGGTCTTTGAACATATCCAACAATTGCTGTCCACCTTTGTGATTCAAAAGGCCTTCATAAATTGCTGTAGGATATGCATTTGGAGCACTCGGCTGAGCAACCACATCTACAGTGACAATTTCAAAGTCACTGACATGTCCGGTTCTGTCGTCGACATTTCCTGATCCACGACTACTAACCCCTAGTTTTACACCGTTAGTCAACATAGTCTCGACTAATTTACCCATCGGTGTAGGTAATATCTTTAACGTGCCCATACCAGCTGGGCCATCCATCCACATTTTTTCAATCATGTGGCTCACACGATCCAAATTGATTTTTAAATCATCTGGATGATCAACTTCGCCTAAAACTGAATGCCCTGTTTTGAGTTGTTCGTTAATGGTGTCAACTGCCTTGGCAATTTCATTTACAGGATATACTCGTTCGTTGGCATTTCTAA